AGGCGCTGGACGACATCGAGGCCGATGCCGACCTCATGGCGGCGATCGAGGCCTGCACCATGCGGAGCATCAGCTGATGGCGAATATCCACGATTGCCTTGACCGCGCGGCCACGGACGGATTGGTCGAACCGGGCCGCGCCGCAGCGGCCAAGGCGGAATATGACCAGCTTGTCGACCGCTTTGTCGCCGGCGGCATGGGCCTGCCGCAGGCAGAGGCCGAGGCGGCAGGCATCCTGCGCGAAGTGACGAAGGCCGCGACCGTTGCCCGCCGTCACGCGATGATCCACCAGTTGCAGGCGCAGGTCCGCCTGCGCGGCATCATCCTGCATGCGAGCGATCCGGCCAAGGCCCTGAAATCGCTTCTGGAATACGATGATGGGTCGTTCGCCGCCGGCTTTACCGGCGAAACCGTGCGGTCGCTGCGGGACGCGATCGAGAAAGGTTTCATGGGCCAGATTGCCGATGTGCTGCGCGCCACCGGCACCGATGCTTTCGGCCGCAACCGCGACCCGGCCACCCTGCGCAACGTCATCCGCGAACTGCATGGCCAGGCGAGCGGCGACGCGAAGGCCGCACAACTGGCCCAGGCGATGCGCACGGTGCAGGAACGCGGCCGGCTGCTGTTCAACGCCCATGGCGGCAACATCGGCAAACTGGCGGACTATGGCCTGACCCATACACATGACGCCCGGGCGATCCGCAAGGCGGGGTTCGATGGCTGGGCGGCCGAGACCTTTGACCGGCTGGCCTGGCACCGGATCACCGACCATCAGACCGGAAAGGCGTTCACCACCGCGCCCGGCGGTCGGCCGAACCGCGCCGCCGGCATGGCCTTCCTGCGTCGCGTCTATGACGAGATCAGCAGCGACGGCTGGGTCAACCGCACGCCGTCGACGGTCACAGCCGGCAAGGCGCTGTATAACCAGCGCGCCGAACACCGCGTCCTGCATTTCAAGGACGGCGATGCCTGGATGGATTACAACGCGAAATTCGGCGCGACCGATCCGTTTTCGGCCATGCTGGGCGGGCTGCGCGGCCTGGCGCAGGACATCGCCCTGATGCGCGTGCTGGGGCCGAACCCCAGGGCCGGGCTGGAGTTCGCCAGCCAGATCGCGAAGCAGCGCGCGGCCATGATGCCGGGCGAGAATATGCGCAACAGCGTTGGCAAGGCCGCTGGCACCGCCCGGCTGATGCTGGCCCATCTGGACGGCAGCGCCAATACCCCGGCCGAGGGCGGCCGCGCCTGGGCCTCCTTCTGGTCGGGGACGCGTGGCATCCTGACCGGGGTGCAACTGGGGTCGGCCTTCCTGTCGTCGATGACCGACAATGTCACCGTGCGCATGGGGGCCAAGGTCGCCGGCCTGAACGGCAACAACATCACCGCCCGGGCGATGGCGTTGATGGGCAGCGAGCATGCCCGCGTGCAGGCCGCCAATGCCGGCTACATCATGGACAGTCTTGCCGACATGTCGACGGCCGCCGCGCGCAACGGCCTGGACGAGATGATGCCGGACATCGCCCGGCGGATCAGCACCTTTGTCATGCGGGCCAGCCTGCTGTCGCGCTGGACCGATGCCTGGCGCGTGGCGATCCAGATGGAATTCGCCAGCGAACTGGGCACCAATGCGACCCGCGCCTTTGCCGACCTGCCGGAAAAGCTGCGCCATACGCTGGACCGGCGTGGCATCACCCCCGCCGACTGGGATCACCTGCGCAGCGCGATCTACAGCCCGAAACCCGGCACCGCCTTCATCCATCCGCAGCACTGGTTGCAGAACCAGCGCGCCCTGCCCCCGGCCGAGGCCGAGGGGCTGGCGCTGCGCCTGCAGATGGTGGCCGAGGAGATGCTGGAGGTCATGATGCCGACCTTCAACCTGCAGGCCCGGGCAAAGGTGATCGGCGATGCGCGGCCGGGCACCCTGCGCGGAGAGGCCGCCCGCATCGCCCTGCAATACAAGAACTATCCCATCGCCTTCACCATCGGGCAGTTCCAGCGCATCCGCTGGGGCAAGGTCGGCAGCCGCGTGGGCTACACCGCCGCGCTGATCGCCGGCATGACGGCAATGGGCGCTTTGTCGGTGCAGATGAAGGAAATAGCCAAGGGCCGCGATCCGCGCCCGATGACCGATGGCAAGTTCTGGCTGGCGGCGATGATCCAGGGCGGCGGTGCCGGCATCTTCGGCGACTTCCTGTATGCCACCGAAAGCCGCGCCGGCGGCGGCCTGGCCGAAACGCTGGCCGGCCCGGCGGTGGGCCTTGCCGCCGACGCGATCGGGCTGGTCGGCCGTAACGCCATGGCGCTGGCCAAGGGTGAGGATACCGCGCTTGGCCGTGATGTTGCCAACTTCGTCCGTTATAACACCCCGGTCGGTTCGTCGCTCTGGTATGTCCGCGTGGCCTTTGACCGACTGATCGCCGACCCCCTGCAACAGATCCTCGATCCCGATGCCGAGGAGGTGTTCCGCCGGCGCATCCGCCAGCAGCAGCGCGACTACAACAACGACTACTGGTGGTCGCCGGGGGATGCCTCGCCCACGCGCGGCCCTGACCTGTCCAACGCAGCGAGGCCCCCCGGATGACGACAGAGACGCTGACCGAAGCGCCGCATTATACCGTGGCCGGCATCGGGCCCTATCATGTGCCGCATGCCTACAGCCGTGCGGCCGACCTGATCGTCATGGTGCGCGCGCCTGGCGGCGACCTGGCCGATCTGGACCAGGCCGACTGGTCGATCAATCCGGCAACCAGCGACGGAAGCGGGGACATCACCCTGACCGCCGACGCGGCGGCAGTGCATGCCGGGGCAAGCCTGGTGATCGCGCGCTGGACGCTGGTTGAACAGGGGTGGGTCGGCCAGGCTGCGCGCGAAAAAGGCCTGGAACGTCAGGTCGACCGGCAGGCGCGGGCCATCCAGGACATTCTGGCCGATCTGCGCCGCGTGCCGCACCTGCCCCGCGACAGCGCCACCAGCCCGACCCTTCCCGTCCCGGTGCCCGGCGTGCTTCTGGGCCATGCGAGTGGCGCGACGTTCGACCATTTCCCGATCTCGGCCTTCAACTCGGGCGTGGTGTCGGAATTCGAGGATGAATTCGTCGGGAACGGCATCGTCACCGATTTCGCGCTGACCTGGAACCCGGTCAGCGGCGCGCTGGCGCAGGTCTATGTGAACGGGGTCAGGCAGGACCGGCCCGACGACTGGTCCTTTGTCACGCCGGGCGGCGCGCCGACCGTGCGCTTTGTCGCGGCCCCGCGCCCCGGCGATGTGATCCATGTCAAATACATTGTCCCGAAGCAGACCAGCGCGGCGACCGATGGCGACCTCATCGCACTGGCAGACGGCCAGTCTGCGCAGGCGGCGATCTATGACCGCGCGCCGCTTTACGCCAGCCGGGCGGCAGCGCAGGCGGCGTTGGTGCCCCTGCCGGTCACGCGCATCCTTGTCCGCCATGCGGGCCGCACCTGCGCCTATGTGCGCGACGGGGCCGGAACGGCGCTGACCACGGCGGGCGGGGTCAACTGGCGGCCGGATGGCAGGCCCAGCCCCGAGCATTTCGGGGCCTATGGCGATGATGCGACGGACGACCGCGCCGCGCTGAACCTGTTTCTGGCGATCGGCGGTGATCTGGAACTGGACGCGGGTCGGTCCTACTACTTCACCAACGTCCTGTTTCTGGCCGCGAATACGCATCTGTTCGGGCGCGGCACCCTGCGCGCAGGGCCGGCATCGGGCTTTACCGATACCACGTCGAATTCCCATCGCGCGGCGGTCCTGGGCAACCTGGTCGACAATGTGCGTATCGAAGGCATCCATGTCGATACGTCCGCATGGACCGCGCCCCCGCCCGGTGCGGCCTCGGTGCGCGCCGTCCATTTTTTCCGGTCGAACACCGTCACCGTCACCGGCTGTCGGGGCACCGTTGCCTCTGGTTTCGTGTCTGCCAACGGCGGTTCTGACCACCTCTTTGCCTGGAATGACGTGACCGTCGTGCCGATGGGGGCCGAAACCCACATTCACGCTGATGGCGTCATCGACACCTGGCCCGCCTGGGGCGTGGAAATCCAGCGGTCGATCATCGCCTACAACCGCATTCGCGGCGGCGGCGTTGCGCGCTGGGGCGTGATGGCGACGGCGGATTTTGTCGACACGTCGAACATGGTGATCGAGGGGCTGATCATCACCGGCAACATCGTGGAGGACTGCATCTACGATGGCGTCTGGGCCTTTGGCCGAGACGCGGCGCTGAACAGCAGCAGCATCACCAACAACATCGTGCGGCGTTGCCGCAAGGGCATCAGCCTGTCCGACGCGCGCGGCTGCGTCGTCACCGGCAACGTCGTTGAGGATACGACCGGGCCGGGCATCCACCTGTGGCGCGAGACGGGCGCGGGCGGCACATTGGGCTGCGAGGACAACCTCGTCTATGGCAACGTCCTGCGCGACGTGGCGTCCGGCCTGTCGGGCCAGCCTTCGGCCATCTGGGTCGAGGACGGGCAAAACAACAGCGTCTACGGCAATCGTGTCGTCGGCAACACCCATTACTACGGGCTGACGTTCGGTGGGGTGTCCACCGGCAACCGGGAATGGGGCAACCACATCGACACCCCGCGCGTCGGGGGGGCGAAGCGGCTGTTCTCGGCCCCGGTCCACGCCGGCGGCGCGACCTATACCCCGACGCTGACCGGGGTGGACAACACCGCAGCCGTGCTCCTGCGCGCTGCCCACTATTACTGCCAGGGCGACATGTGCGTGGTCCATGTCCGCTTCAACGTCACGCCATCGGCGGGCGCAGCGAACTGCAATGTCCGCTGCACCCTGCCAATCGCCAGCGACATTGTGGACGAAACGCTGTTCGGTTCGGGGTCCACGAACACCCTGCTGGCCGTCCACGCCTACAACGACAACAGCAATGACGCCGCCCTGATCCGCTACCTGCCTGTCGGCACGGGCGAAGTCACGATTGCTGCGAATTTTTCCTACAGGATCAGGTGAATGAGCAAACTCCGCGCATCCAACATGATCGGGGCGGTCGGCTATCCTGCGCCGATCCCGCGCTTTACCCTCGACAATTACTACGGCGGCCATCTGGGCCTGCAAGAGGTCGGCGGCGTCATCGAACTGCGGGTTGTCATCTGGGGCGACAGCCTGGGCACCCTGACGCCCGGCGCGATCCATGACCCCATCGAGACGATGGCGGCGGCGCTGGAACAGGCGATCATCCGTGACAACCGCCAGACCAAGCTGAAAGTCACGATCATCAATCGCAGTTGGGGCGGGCGGAATACCCGCAATGCCGGCGATGACGGTCAGACAGTGCAGTCGATCATCGACGGCGGGGCCGCGCCACCGGAATGGCCCGACATCGGGTCGCTGGACCTGAACCAGCCATGGGCCGACATCATCGAGGCCGACGCCCCGCATATGATCTTCTATGCCTTCGGGATGAACGACGGGCACAATTTCAGCGGCCTGTTTGTCGAGGCGATGCGGCTGCGGGTTGCAGCCATGCCCAGCAAACCCTTGCTGATCGTCAGCACGCCCCTGCGCCCGTCGCATCTGGCCGCGAATGTGAACATCGGCAGTTTCGTGGCGCAGCAGGGCCGCATCATGGGGGCAACCGGCCAGCGCACATGGGCCGAATACAGCAACGTGCCGTTCCTTGATTGCGCGCGGCATGAATGCATGATCACTGCCGGGGCCGATGGCTATGGGTTCGATCCCTGCACCGTCTATTTCCGCGAGGATGACGGCGTTTCCGCGCCGATGGTGTTCCGAAGAAGAGACAGCGCCAAAACCGACAGTGACTGGCAGGCGGAAATCACGCTGGCCGATGCGGCATCGCTGAACGCGCACACCTTGCGGTTCTACACCAGCCCGGCCCCCGGCCCGGATGCGTCCGATCCGACCGGGCCGGTATTTCCAGAACTGGGGCAGACATGGATTGATCTGTATGCCGTGGGCGGGTTCTATGCGATCCGGCCCTATTTCGGGCTGAACCTGTCCGAGGCGGTCTCGGACGTGGCCACTGTGACCGGCCCTGTCACCGTCAAGTTTGCCCTGAAAAACGGCTGGTTGCGCGCCACGGTCGGCGGCAAGGTGGTCTACAACAACGTCGTGCCCTATTCCGGCGCGCGGATGAAGCCCCGCATCGCCTTTGCGGACGGCCACGCGCCGACCGGGGCGACGATCAAATACATACGCGGGCAATGGCAACGGACCCTTGCCGTGCTGGACGACAGGCAGGCATTCGGATCGACGGCGATCAGCGGCGACATCGAAGGGGGCAACGACCTGAACCACCCCACGTCCTGGCTGAACGCGCTGGTGTGGTCGGCCGTGATCGAGGCCGTGGACTGGTTCATGCCGATCCTGTCCGAGGTCATGTCCGCATCGCCCGGCACCAATGGCCGGCGTGTCGGGATCAACACCAAAGACCCCCAGGGCACCCTGCATATCGTCAAGACCGCGCTGGCCTCTGTCCCGGCACTCAATCCCATCGCCAACGCGCTGGTGCTGGAAGGCGCTGGCCTGTCCATCATCAATGAAGATGACGGCACTTGCCGGATCACATTGGGCAGTCCGACACATGGCATGGAGGGGGAAATCATCTATGCCCCCGCCACCGGCTACATGACGATCAGGACGAATCGCCCCGACCCGACCCGCCCGCTGGACACGGCGGCGGCGGGCCATTCGGCCCTGCAACTGTCGGTGAACGATGGACCGCCCACATGGCGCACGGTCAAGGCCGGCGCGAACGGCACCGGGCCGGGCGGCACGGGCCGCGCGCTCTACATCGACAATGCATGAGGCAGGCATGGCCCTGAAATATGACGGAACAATCAACGCGGGGGAAATCCTGCAAGCCGGGGTGATCTTTTCGACTGCCCTTGCGGCGGTGATCTGGACGCAGGCCGGGCTGTGGAAGCTTGAAGCTGACCAGCGGCGCATAGAAACCAGCTTTGCGGCTGAACTGGCCACCATCCGCGCCGATGCCGCCGCGCGCGAAGGGCGTTTGCGCACGGCAGAACTGGCCATTGCCGGGCAGGCCAGCGACCTGCGCGCCATTCAGGCGAGCCTGACACGCATTGAACGCCTTCTGGAGTCACGCGAATGAGCATCAACGCCGCCGCGCTCGACCTGATCAAATCGTTCGAGGGGCTGCGCCTGACGGCCTACCGCGATCCGGTCGGCATCTGGACAATCGGCTATGGCACGACCGCAGACGCGGGTGTCGGCATCGCGCCCGCCGCCGGCATGACGATCACCGAGGCGCAGGCCAGCGAATACCTGCGACGCGCGGTCGAAAAGTTCGCTGCGGCCATCCGGCCAGCAATCACCATGCCCGTCAACGAAAACCAGTTCGGCGCGCTGGTGTCGCTGGCCTACAACATCGGCCCGGCGGCGTTTGAGAAATCGACCCTGCTGAAGAAGCTGAACAGCGGCGATTACGCGGGCGCGGCTGACCAGTTCGCGCGCTGGAACAAGGCGGGCGGCAAGGTGCTGGCCGGCCTCACGCGTCGACGGGCCGCCGAACGTGACCTGTTTCTGACGCCCGCATCGACACACACCGCGCTGCCATGGTGGCAGGCGCTTTGGAACCTCCTGACAGGAAAGGGATGATCATGGGAAAATGGGACTGGACGCGGCTTGCAGGCTATGCGGTGCTGGGCGTCGGATCGTTGCTGTCGATCACCGGGCTGGCCGACTTTGACGCGGCCACGGGCGTGCTCGATCTGCGGCCCATCAACGCCTATGCGCTGGTCGGCGCAACGTCGGGCGTCGGCGCGGCCGGGCTGGCGATGACGGCGCTGCTGCGTGGCTGGGGGCGGCGCTGATGCCGATCACGAATTACACCCTGACCGGCGCGGCGTCGGCCAGCAACCGCTATACCGCCAGCGGATCGACCGATGTGCTGCTGTCGAACACGTCCGAAAGCCATGTCGTCGCCTGGACGACGACGACGGACGATAACGCCCCCGCCGTCGCGCCGTCGCTGTGGAACAAGATCGCCCCGCTGGGCGGTCGCGCCATGACGCTGCCTGACGGCCGCCGCCTGTGGATGGCCTGCCCCTATGGCGCGCCCGTCACTGCCGCGCTGGAGGTGTGATGATCCGGTTCGACGGCGGGCGCTGGAACGGCGGGCGGTTCGCATCCGGCCGATATTCGGGCCAGTGGACCCCCGCGCGCCTGCCC